TACCATCACTACCATTTAAGAATGAACCAGATGCTACAGCAGGTAAACTACCTGATGCACTTCCTACTCTTACATTACCATTTGAATCTAAATAATTATAAGTATTCTTAAGAACTGATACTCTTACATATTTAGATCTATTTGCAAATGATCCTGATAATTGAAGGAATGGATCTGTTGTTCCAGAATCTCTTAATGTTTGTACTTGGTCTCCAATTCTTCTTGCAATATAATCAGTTGAATTAGGATCTAATGATAAGTTATTATATTGTTCTAATATTGTTTTTCTTTTGATAGTATCATCACCTCTTCTAATAATTAAGTTGAAAGTACCTTTTGATGTATTTCTAGATGTCACTTCCCATCTTAAATTATTTTCTGTTCCGTTTGATAATACATTATTTGTACCTTCTGTACCACCTCCACTATTCATACCAGCACCATCTGCTAATGTTGTTAAAGTAAATACTGTCTCTGATGCAGATGTATTAGATCCACCTGCCATTACAAATCCGGTATTCCCAGAAGTGGCTCCAAATGTACCAGGTGTATTTCCTGATGCTGTTGCAAATGTTACACCATTTGGTGCTGTTCCTGCAGCTGATCCAGACAATACTAATAAAGCACCTACATTTGTAGCTGTAATTCCTGATAACACATTATTTGCAGATATTTCTGTTGCTAATGCATTTGCCAATGCTGTTTCATCTGCTCCTTTTGAAAAGAAGTTTATTAATCCATTGCTAGCATCTGTATTAGGATTTGCTTGTGCAATAAAGGTAACTGTATTTGAACCTTGAACAATTTTAAATGTTTCATTTTCAAGAACTGATGCAGCATTTATTGTTAATGAACCAGATGAAAATCCAACACCGGTTGTTGTTGCAGTTGTTACATTTGATGTTGCTGGACTATATGATCCAGCTAATATTCTAACTACTGTTAATGTATCTGCATATTTTAAATATTCTTGTGCAGCATAGTTAGTTAAGTATTTGTATGATTGTTCCGATGCACCTGATCCAGAAGTAAATTTACCTCCAAATGTTTGTACAAATTCAGAATAACTCGATACTATTGTTGGAATTCCTGCAGGACCTTTTTGGGTCGGTCCAACTACAGCAGCTCCAATTGCTTGAACGCCGGCTGGTAAAAACGATTGATCTACTTCGTTTGTAAATACCCCGGGTGATACAATTTTTTCGGCCATTTTGATGCTCCTCTTTTATTAATCAATTTCTTATAAATATCAGAACTTTAAGCCAAACAATCTATTTTGCAGGAATAAACTCTCCGCTTGTTAGATCAACTTGACCAGCCCCATATTTTTCATTCAATTGTTGAACTAACTCTCTTTCTTTGTTTTTTAATTCAACATAATCTTTTTGTAGTTTATCTTTAGCATTCTCTAGAGATTGTATTCTCTGGCTTGCTAATAATAATTCTAATTCAATTTGACCAAATTCATTGATCTTTTGAGCATTTCCATCTCTTAGTTCATTGATTTGATCTAATTCTTCTGTCGTAAATTTAATTGCTTTCGCCATAACTTTTTCCTTTTTTATTATTATATACTTATATAAATATGCTATTGTTATTAATAACCGCCCGGTGGTTCTTCTAAAGATTCGTCTCCAAATACTATTTTTTTAGTTGAATATCGTTTTTCAAAATTGGACTTTTGTAGTTCAAATGGCATTAATAATGCTGCCTTTGTTGTCAATGGTATTGTTGCTCTAACAACTCTATCTTCTCCGGCGGCATTTGTGGTATCAAATGTTACATCTGACATGTATGTTGGAAACTTAAATGTTGTTCCATATGCAAATCCGTTTGTAGGCATTATCTGTTCTACCAATGCATTCATTTGTTCCGTATATTCTGTCCATAATAACAATTCATATGATACATCTACAAATTCCGGAACTGGTGCTAGATAAAACTCTTTTTTACGTTGTTGTCCATATTGAGTTGAAAATCTATCATATCTATTTTCTAATGTATGTTTATTTTGATGTACAAAATCATTACCAGCTGGATTATTATTAACTCCTAAAGATTTTAAAGTGTCTCGCTCTATAATAGAACCTCTTCGTATACTTACAACTGGAGTCATTATCTTACCTTTACGGTCTCTCATATATCCTTTTGCTTGTACCTGTGCCCACTTTTCTCCGTTTGCATACATTACTGGAACATCTATAATTTGGCCGTTCTCTTTAACTTGTAATTTAAGGACATCTCTTATGTAAGATATAATTGCAAAATCAACATCTTCTATAGTACATTTAGGAGTCTTTATAATATCATTATCACGTCTAATTTCATTTGCTCTGTTAGGAACTGGATTTCTAGAAAATGAACTTTGTGTTTGTTTTAGTTGTTTCTTTGCCATTATAAGTTCCTCGGTATATCATTTGGTTTATTAATTCCAGATCTAACCTCTTGTAGATTTAATCTATTTCTTCTTGTTACGTGGGCAGAAACTTTAACAGCAATACTAAGACCATGTTCATTTATATCTCCTTTAGTAACTCCAATATCCGTTGATGGATTTCTACCTGTCCAATATTGTGAAGCACCTACTCCATCTACTTCATAATATTCGTTATCATATTCTAAAATATCTCCTTCTTCGATAATAATATTCTTATCTTTAAGATCATCTCTTAAAAAATTAAATTCTCCAGTTCTTGTCGAATCATATCCATTATCATCTCCTATATAAGATTTTTCTTCTTTAAGAGCCAGGCAATTTATTCTCATAGGATTATAATATACTTTGGTATCTGATTCATCGTACATATTTGCTTTAGTGGCCTCTAAACTAAGTTTGTAGAATGCAATCTCTACATCGATAAAATCGTTGATGAGTTCTCTGTTAATCGATCTGATTAAACTTGCATCTCTAGATGATCCAAATATTGCCATTGGTTACCCTATATAAATTTTAAGTGGTATCTTATTCATTTGTTGTTGCATTGCATCTGACTCAGCTTGTTTTCTTTCTAATTGTGCTTGTCTAGACATTGTATCAAGAATTTCTTTTAGTTCTGTTATAAGACCTTCTTTCTCGGTTTGTCCGGCTGATAATAGGTCCGAACCATTTAATGTCACATCTGCATTTGGAATAGGTATTGAAGAATATTTACTTCTTACATATCCTAACATTTCTTTTGCCAATGCTAATGCATATCTTCTAATCCATTGTTTACCAACCGCATTTATATTTCTATATGTTACATCTTGGTATGGTACATTTGAAAAATCAGAAACTGATCCATATCCTGGTTTCAATGGATTTGATCGATCTGCCTTTAATATGTACTGGAAATATACTTTTGTAAAATTACTTCCATTTGGTATAGGAAAGAATTTAATTCTATCATTTAATAGTTGGAATGAATATGCCGACTTTCTTATCTGGTCGTTGAACTCTATTGCTTGCATTCTCAATAAGTCTGCGTGCATTGGCATCATCATAAATGATACGCCGGGAGAATATTGCCCCCAACCAAAACCTTCTAACATATTTTGAGAACCTAATCCTGTTCCTACAAATGGATCAAAATACTTTACAATTGCCGGAGGCGCTTCATGAAATATTCTTTTTATTTCAATTGAATCAATTCCAGCTGTACCAGATTCTAATGACACAATACTAGAATCTGTTAAGTCATATAATTGTTGATTAGATGACATTGCAATAGAGCCGGTATAATATGTTACATTACCACCCGATCCAGCTTCTACCCCATATTCATCTGCTAATTCAATTATACCGCCCATATTGGCAGATACCCTGTTTCCGGATAAATTACCACTACCGGTAGATGAACCATATAGATTCAACATATTATCTCGTATATTATATGTATTTACTTGAGCTCCATATTCAGATATTGCTTCTTCGAAACAAGCATAAAATTGTATAGGCTGCAATTCAATATCTGTAATAGGATATCCTAATCTTTTTGCACACCAATCAGATACTTTGTCTACATCATGTTGAAATGTAGAATCATTATCATATAATCCAAATGGAGTATCTCCTGGATAAAATGATGATGAACCTGCCCATATTGGAATATTTGTTGCCATGTGTTACTCCTTTTATATAAATATCGTGCTTTGGAGTAAATATAGATTCTAGATTATATTTTTGTTTTAAAATAGAAACCGTTAATCTACTGTATTTATTTTTCCTATATTTGCAGTTGCAATTGTATTTACTTTACTTATACTAGCTGCTGCCACTCCTATCACTTTATGTCCATATCCTGCAGCTGCAGCAGTATAATCTATAACAGGATCGGTTGATGTACCGGTTTGATTTGCAAATGTTACTCCAACCTTGGTATTGGCATCTCCTGGTGGATCATCATTATAATCATATGCATGATTGATAAGAGCAATTATTAGTACATCATTGGCTTGCATGTCTGATCGAGCAGTAGCATTCAATGTTATACTAGTATAGGTACTAGTATTTGATGTATTAATTTCAGAAGTATATGTGGTTCCAAAATCTAAAGCATCAAAGTCGCCATCTGCTAATGCAGTGCCCCCATCACCGCCAAATGCAGTACTTGCCACGACTATGGCACTGGCACTTCCTTGTCGAGTAGTAAGAAATCTTAATTTTAAAGTTGCAGAAGATACAGTTGTTGTTATAGCTGAAGTATCAAAAAAGAAAAATGATCTATGAACTCTAAACTGATCTGCACCTCTTCCTGAAAACTTGTACACAGAAATTGCATCTTGTTCAGTAGCGCCCGTTGTTGAAGAAACAGTACCACTAGTAGCGTCTCTAGCATCCGCCCAACCTGTCTGTATCCCGGAATTAATTACTCCATCTGCTGAATTTGCGTAAATTGTTGGCATTTAAAACTCCTTTTTTGGTAAATAATAAGTTGTATTATTGAAATAACTATTTGTTGGTGGATTAATACTAATAGATTGATAAGTTACATCGGGTATATTGTAATAATTAGTTTCATTGGTATTATTATTCCACCAAGTTACTCTTGTATTTGATTTTGTTAAATCGCTTAAAGATGAACTAAAGTGTTTCATATCTGCATCTCCGAAAGTATCATAAAATACACCATCATATGTTGACAAGGAATCTTTAATATCGTACCAACTACCTGTTATGATAGTTACATTAGATTTTGTTAATGCCCATGCTTGAGCTTTAGGTATAATGTCAGGATGATTTTCTATTATGGTGTGCGTTGCAATTGAATGAGAATGCATATAACCTGCCGATATTCCCATTCCAAATCCTATTTCTAAAATATCACCGCCATTTTCACACACATATGCTGCAGAAGCTGACATTAAAGGATGTTCCCATTCCATCATAACTTCTCTATCTCCTCCGAAAGATGTGTCTGTATAGTATATCTTATCTGATTCAAATGTCAATGTTTCATTTATATAACTCATTATGCAACCTCTACAAATGCGCCATCTGGATTAAACCATATTTGACCGTTACTTGCATCTAAACAATAACCAATAACTCTTACTATATCGCCGGTACCTGATGGTGCACTTGATTGACCAGCGCCAGGTGTTGTTGATAAAAACACAGTTTGGCCTACATTCCCAGGATCGCCTGCTATTGTTACCATACCTCTAAGTAAAACACCTTGAGAATCTGAAGATGTTCCTAAAGCTACACCTAACATGCCTGATGCTGTCGACTCTTCGTGTGCGTCAGCTAAAGACCATGTACCACTAGTGGTGTAATAATATATTTTACCAATTGTCATTGAAGTTGTACCACCAAAATAAACAACATCACCGACAGCATTACCGTCACTACTAGTTGTTTTAACAAATCTTCTTCTATCTATATCTACCTTACCATTAAAATCAGCATTGTCTTCAAATTGTGCAGTATAAGTAAATAAAGTATTACCACTGGCTTCTAAAGTAAGAATATCATCATAAGTACTGTTGCCAATAGTACCGTCATCTGCAATTTCAAAATTACCTGATGTGGATAATAATGGCGATGTAATAGTCATATCAGTATCTGCACTTACTAAGACTCTATTATCACCATCAATTTGTATGTAATTGTCGGTACCTTTTATAGTTTGAGTTTGTCCTGCAGCAGACAACCATTCTATTTTACCTAGTTGTGGTAAAAATAATCCAGTTGCACTTATTTCGCCTGAGGCTGTTACATTTCCTGTAGCATCGATATCAAAATTAGCACTACTCATGATAATATTACCTTCAGGATTTCCGGTACCGGTAGTTAATGTTAAATCACCACCATCGCCTGCACCAGAACCATTTCCTGTCTGAATTGTTATGTCTCCACCATCTCCGTTTGAACCTGCGCCGTTACCTGCCCCTATAGTTAAATTACCGCCGGCTCCATTACCTGAATCTTCATCTGGTGTTTCAATTGTTATGTTTGTGTCTTGTGGGAATGTTATATTATTAGCGGTTAAAGTACCACTTATTGTTACATTACTACTAAATGTTTTTGCGCCGGAGAATGTTTGCGTTCCTGATAAATGTGCTGTATCTGAATCTAGATATGCCGAAGCAATTGCAGTACCTTGCCAAGTACCGGTTCCTATAGTTCCTACTGTTGTAATATTCGAAGTACCAGCAAAAGTTGATATTGCAGTATTTTCAACATTATTAAGAGATAGATCAGATTTTAATTCTGCATATGTTCTTCCTTTAACATTATTAGTACCCATTAAAAGAATGTCATTGGTAGTTAATGCTTCTTCTGATTTCAAAGCATTTCCGGATGACTTACCAAAGGTTAATGTTGCTTGTGCTCCAATGTCTGATAATACTTCTGAAGTAGATCTACTTTCTAGTCCGGCTGCGGTAAATCTAGCATACTCATTATCAGCAACAGATGTGCTATCTATCTTTACTGCATTTGTATTTGATATACCAAAAGTTAATGCTGACTGTGCACCAATGTCACCTAATACTTCAGATGACGATCTTCCTACTAGAGTGGTTCCATCAACTTTTAAGAAATCACTATTGGCCGCATCTGCACCAAATTTTGGTACTCCGCCGTTAGATACTCCAAAGGTCAATGATGCTTGTTTTGCATCTAACTGTGTTTGAATTGCAGATGTGACTCCATTTAGATAACCATATTCTGTATTGCTAATATTTCCATTCGATCCAATTAAGTTTGCGTTCAATCTATTACCACTATTAATTGTATCTTGTTTTCCGGATATATCTGTTGCTCCGGTTAGGGTAACACCATTAGCAGTTACTGTTCCTGCAAAAGTTGCATCACCAGTTTCTAATATTTTTAATAATTCAGTACCAGCTCCTGACTCACCATTTACATAAAATCCAAAGTATCTATTAGTATCATCGTTATCTGTGTCAATATTAAAAGTCATTAACTCTTTAGCATTAATATGACCAGATGCTACATCTGCTTTACCTAAATGTAAAATGCCACCTTCAACAGTTACAGTCCCTGCAAAAGTTGCATTTCCAGTACTTTCGGCTATTGTAAGTCTAACATCATCGCCAGCGTCACCACCTACAGTTTCTTTTATTATAAACCCAACACCTTCATCTGAAATAAGATCAAAAGCTAAGTTACTATTATCTGAGTCTTCTAACCTAATAATAGCTCCTCCAGTATTTTTTATATGTAACTGCCCAGTGTTAGTAGTGTTAGATATACTACTATCACCAATCATCATAGTACCGTTTACTCTAGCTTGACCATGAACTTCTAGTTTATTAGCAGCATTAACACTTGTAGAGTTTACTGCTAGTTGAGCATTAATAAGAGTATTACCACCAGCAATAGTTAAAGCATTGCTACTATGCGTTAAAGTAACGTCATTACCGTTAAAATTAATAACAGCACCTGATGCTAAATGAAGGTCAGAAAATCCATTATCTATATAACCTAAAGCTAAACCATCATCTGT